TAAATACATACGATTATGATCTAGTTAAGAATGGGATGCGTATTGATGTTAAGACTAAGCGTTGCAACACCAAACCGTTACCCAACTATGATTGTTCTGTAGCGTTGCATGGAACTAAACAAGATTGTGATGCGTATGTGTTTGTTCGCATACTTACAGATTTAACAAAGGCTTGGATTCTTGGTGGCATCTCCAAGCATAACTTTTATAAAGAAGCCACTCTGTACAGAAAAGGGGATGTCGATTTAGATAACGGCTATACGTTCAAAGCCGATTGCTATAATCTACGCATAGATAAGTTGAGTCCTTGCCATGAAATCAAAAACTAGAGCAAAGTTATTTTTGTTGGAAGTATATTTAAATAAAGAGGGGAATGTTGAGATGAACTACGAAGCAGTCAAACCTGACGATCTCGAACGAGAGTTGAATACTGGTTTGCCTATGTACAGTGGCACAAGTCAGGTTGCGTCATTGCTTCGTTATCTTAGGAAGTGTGGAGATGATATAATGAGTGGATCACGAAACTATATTTAAGTTGTCGCACCCTTTATTCTATCTGCTAAAGTTATTCTGTCTTTTGGTTCTGCTAGGGCCGCAAACTTTTTTTGTTTTGGTGTCTTAGGTATGCCACCTGCTTTACCACCATTGCTTTTCTTTTCAAACTTCTTAATTGCCCCACCAAGATTGTAACCCATGCCAAACCTCTTTTGTTGAGTCATCATGCCCATAGCATCTTGTGTCTTAGCTGACATAGTGCCTTGAGATTTATTTTGATCAGCAAGTCCACCTAACATCATTGGTTTACGTGGCATAGCCATACCACCACCATACATCTTTTGTGGGCGTTGTCCGTTATTATATTGTTTCATTTAGCTTTCCTCTTCTTCTTTTTCTTTTTTATACTGCTCAATTAATTTCTCTTCTGCTTCAGCTAACTCTGCTTCAGTCGTTGGAACATATTTAGGTGGTTCTAATCCTGCTCTAGCTAAGTCTTTAAAAACAAAATTAACAATTAACTCTGATAATTTTCCAACATCTCTTTCAGAAGGTTTAACACCTATCGTAAACATGTCTTTCATAATTCTAGCAGCTTCTTTGTCTTGGGCAACAAGTCCAAGTAATTGTATTCCTCTCATTTCTGCTATGCGAACTGCAAACTCTGCGGCCACGTATGTTGGACTAACCATACCTCTAGCTAAGTTAAACGCTCTACTGATAGCTTCGTTTGTGGATATACCTCTAGTTAATCCTTCAAGCTTGACTCTGCTAAAATCTCCTTTTTCTACAAGAGCCATATATCCTACCATATTTTCAAAATATGAAAAATGCTCTTGATCCATTACCTCTTGAAATACGGCTCTTTTGTTTGCATCTTGTAAATCTAAAACTAAATCTTGAGGAGTTTGTAAAACTTGTATAGGATGTTTTTGACCATCAATCCCTATCTTAGTTCTAGAAGATAAATTAAAAGGTAAAGTATCTTTACCCTCAATCTTAGGGTCAAAGAATACGTCAGGCACATCTTCATCTCTTACCATACCCTTACCAGTTCTTAAACCTGCTCGTGCTAATCCTCCCTTTGCTATAAGAGAAGCTATGCCATCGTTTATTTTTTTACGAGTAACCTCTAAATCAACTTCTGTCATGTTAGGATCTGAAGTTAATTCTTTTAATATTTTATCTTTTAATTTTCTTAACTTTTCAGGTCTACCTCTTGTTACATATTCATCATAAAACTTTTCAGGATCACCTCCTATACTCCCAAGTTTTTCAACTTCTTGAAATATAAATTGTTCTATCTTACTGTCAGTTTTTGTTGTGGCTATTAACTCGTCTTTTTGATCTTCAAATCTATTTACTAATTTTCCGTATTCATCACGTAGTTCCTCATGTTTACCCATCTGAGCAACGATATCCTTTTGTTGAGATAGAATACTGGTGAGATCTATTGCTTGTTTATTTCGTACAACAGTATTTCCGTTTTCATCAATTTCACGAACTTTAAATGTTAAACTACTTGATATGGAATCTAAGTTTTCATAAGTTGTAAAATCATACCCCTCTTGTTTTCTTAAAGCTATTCTTGCTCTAGGACTTGTCGCTTTTTTTAATTCGCTTGTTGCTTTAGTCGCCCAGTTAGCTCTAACCATAGTGCTTACAAGACCAGTAATCATTTCAAAATCTTGTTTACCTTTAGGAGTTGTTAAATCAAATACAGGCTTACCACCAACTCTTCCACCAAAATTAAATTGTAAGTTACTAAATATTTCTTTTAATTCAGAACTTGCTACAGCATTTTTTTCTTTGGATAATTTTATTATCTGATCAACCATTGGCTTAAAAGCAGTTAGAGGATTCATGTTGTTCTTATAGGCAAACTTAAATGCAACATCTCCTTTAAGTATTTTTAGTGAATCTTTGTCTAAATCAATGCCTTCTTCTCTAGCCATTTTAGCTATATCTTCACCTTTTAATTTACCTGCAACTGTTCTAGGCCCATCTCTTGCTGTTATTAATTTGCCCATAAATCCTTTTCTTATTCTATCAAAGTATTCGTTTTGATATAATTCTGCAGCTTTTTTATAAGATGCACCTAGCTCTGCAGATTGTGCTGTTACTAAATTACCTAAAGATTCTCCATATTCGATATATTGCTTTGCTAAAGATTCATCACCAATCTTATAACCAAATTCAACAAATGCAGTTTGCATTGTGTTTATATCTTTCGGTGTTGCAAGAAAAGGTTGAAATTTAACAGGTGCATCGGCTGTGCCATTTTTCTTAAACCAATCAGACCAATATAATGCTATGTCAAGTTCAGTGGCTTCTTGACTTATGAAATGTTCACTTTTAGGATTTGTAGCCATCTGTTCCAAATCAACTCTGACTGTTGGGTCTAAATCATTAAGTCCGTTTCTAGCCATCCTTTGAAACGAAACGTAAGCTTTTCTACCCATGACACTGTTAAAAAATGCACCTTCTTTTGAAAACAACATTTTTAAAGGAATAGTTGCAAGTTCCTGTTTCATATTTTTCATGGCAAATATGGAGTCAGTTAAGTCTATCTTTACTTTTAATCTTTCAGCTAACTGTTCTGTTTCTCTGTAGCCACGAGCTGCATATCTTCTGCCTGCACCCATCGTATGAGATATAAATTCTTCTACAAGTAATCTTGTTCCGTTTATGTAAGCTTCATCACTATCTGCCATAGTGTTTAATTTGTTTATTCTATCTAAGAAAAATTTGTTGACATCCGTTGCTTGATTTTCAATATCGGCAAAGTCTGCTTCCATGCCTTTTATCTTTGTTATCCTATCTCCTATTCTTTCTTCAAGTAACGAAACATTTTCGTGAAATGATTCAGGTATATCTTTTGTTGGATCTGAAAAATAAACCCTTTTCATTTGTTTCAGAGTTTTATCTAGAGTGATCATTTGATCATCTAATCTTTTTATAAAATTTATGTTTGCTTGTTCTAAAACATCAAGCATTTGTAATCCTGCTTGATTAGTTGTGATGTCTATACCTTTATCTTTTAACATGTCTCTAAATGTTTTTATTGCAAAATTATTTTTACGAACTTGCTCTGTATTTAAATTATCTAAATCAATCATTTCGTCTACATGTTTTAAAGATTTAATATCTCTAAAATTCATTTTGTTATTTACTAAGGCACTCGCTGCTTCTAATGCACCTATACCTGATGCTTGTGCAAAATTAGATCTGTATAGTTCTGCAGCGGTATCTCTAACTTCTTCTGGAAATGAATTTATAAATTTAGTTTCCATAGTAGTGTATTGTGTTATAGTATCAAGAGTTCTATCTAAATTCTTTTCATCCATGACACTTGCTAATTCAAGAACATATCTTGAAGATTTAAACTCATCTTTACTTAAACCAAAACCTCTATCATCAATTAACTTTTGATTGTATCTTTTGAGTAAATCTGCGTTAGGAAGTATCAATCCTTTTCCTACTTGAATAAACTGATTAGTTCTTATAAAATCAACAAGACCTGATGTCACTTTATTATTAGCTAAAAAGTCTCCTAGATTTTTAACTATTCTACTTCGTGTTGCAGTGGGATTATAAAATACATTTCCTAAACCTCTACCTACTTTACCTGCTACAGCCTTCATAGTAAAGCCACCACCTGCTATGTAAGTCAATGCACCCCACATCTCGCCTTCAAATTGACTCATCTCAGGATTAAAAAATTGATAAGCTTCTCCAAAGTAGTATTGTCCTAGACTTAGTGGAAAAGCTTCTTTAACTGTAGATCTGAGTATGGGCAACGTGCTTAACTTAATTTTATCTACATATCTTTTTGTAACTAATTCATCTATTTCATTTTTAAGTATTTTAAAATCTGCACTGTCTGCTTTTCCTGACAATAACATTACATCTAGCTCACCTCTTTTTTCTTCTATGGTGTTAGATAGACGTATTTGATAGGCTTCTTGTTTTTGAGTTTCTAATCCTCTTTTTATTGCAACTAAATTTAATTTACCTGCCGCTGAACCTGACTTTAATCTGAAGGCGGCCCCTGCAACTCCTAACTTAGCAAGCTCTGGATTTTTTTTCATCGCTTGCTTTACCATCTCTATTTGATCAAATCCAAACTTTTTAACAAGAGCTTGACTTGCACCACCTATAGATATCATAGACATCATATTTTCGCCTAAAATAGTTGCGAATTGCTCTGGTGAATTGAGTGATTCAAAAGATAATTCTAATATGCCTTGTGCGTCTGACTCTGATACAAATTGAGTAGGTAGCACTGTGCCATCAGATAATTTTGTTTGAGTAAGTTGTTCAAATCTTTGTGGAGTTATAATTCCATCGTTTTTTTGTTGCTCTAAATCTTCTATAATAGTTTTATTTATAACATCTGATAATTGAGTTACACCTATCTCAGCAAAACTTTTTCGGAACTCAGCAGTCTTTTTATTTCTAAATGGCTCAGTCATCGACCATGCTTCAAGAAAAGAAGCACCTGTTGCAGATCTCAATTCTGTTATTCTTTCAGCTAACTCATCCACATAACCCACACCAAAATCTTTTGCAAGTGCAGGTAACTCTAAAAAAGTACCTCTACTTATTTCTTTTAATCTTTCTTGAAGAACAGGTATAAACTCTGTGTTGGATATGTTGTTAACAAGTATTTGTTGAACTCTGTTTTGACCAACTGAATCAATATTTGTGTTTCCACCTATCTTATCTTTAACAAGACTTAATACTTTAGTTTGAAAAGTAAGTTGTCTTTCTTTAGAGTTGTTAAATATTTTGAATAAATACGGATCGTGTGTTTCTAAAAAGTTTTTTCTAGGAACATACTTACCTTCAGGCGTAACATCTGCACCTTCTAAATATGTTTTAGCTATGGATATTTTTCCATCTTCGGCTACCGTTTGTTTTTGACCAATGTTTTTAGACCACCAATTTAACAAAGCATCATCTTGTTCAGCCATTACAGGTATAAAATTTTTACCTTGATATTCTTGTATAGAGTTGTTTCTTATACCTTCTTTAAAATCATTGTAACTAAGAGTTCCTATATCTCTTTGTTGCGTTATTCTTTGTTTACCCTTCTCATCAAGAGTACCTCCAACAATTCCTTCCGTAGCTTGAGCAAGAATATCAGCACCAACTAAGGGTGCAACAACAGGGCCGTAAGTTTGTACATCCTCTGCAAGTTTAGCTCTTTTGCCTATCTTTTGTATTAAAGAATCTTCTTTTTTATCTTGTTCAGGATTTAACTTAACTCTTGTTTCATCTGCTTTTTTTAAAGCTTCTTTTTGATCTTTTTCAAATTGATCTATAGGTTCTGCTTTAACGGCATCAGGAGTTGTTTGTTCATTAGTCGGTTGTATCTCTAATTCTGACATTAAGAAGCACCTTCAGGTTTAATTCTAAGTCTAGGTAATATTTCTTGTTCTTTGTTTTCAGGTATTATAACACCTATTGGTTTACCATCATCTGTTGTTCCTGTTTGTCTATAGTACGACATACCTTTTAAATAGACACCAGTGTACATCTGTGTTTTTTTGTAACCTTCATCGGCTGATAAGGTTACGACTCCTACTTCAGGAGAACTACTTCCCCCTCCACCTGTAATTGGATTATTATATTCTTGCATTTTTTTGTTTACATAATTTGCGGCAATAACTCCATCAATGTAACGTGCTTCATTTTTAGTTAATCTACTGGTGTTTTGCCCATACTTATGAAAAATTTCTATAGTTTGTAACTCTCTTTCAAAATCATCCAACACTGTTTGTATTTGTCTTATGGCAAATTCTGGACTAGCAAAAGCTGCACCCCCTAATCTTCGTAATTGCAAATCAATATCTTGGTTTGACAATCTTCCTGACGGATCTGCAGCACGTGCCATTTGGAAGGCAAGAGAGATACGTGTGGCTTCTATTTGTGCCGCTATTCCTGTCTTGCTATTAATATTATCTTGTAACCCTTTTATGTACTCTTGTGTCAGTGCTTGTCTAGTTTCACCGTTACCTAAGTCATACACACCACCAACTTTTATATCGCTAGTTTTAGAAAATTCAGTTATTATATTACTTACAAAACCTTTTTCACCAAACACACCTATAGCAAATTCTCTAAGTTTATTAAATGCGTCAGTGGTGTTTAATGTTGCCACATCTGTTTGAAGCCTTCTTAGATTACCTACAGAGGTTCGCAAGTTTTCAACTCGTACACCTAGCTCACGTTTTGTTTTATCACTTTTTGCTATATCTCCAAATCTTTGAAACGACATGTATTGAGAACCAGTGTATTCAATCCTATTATCTTCATAAGATTTTTTTACATCTTCATCTGGTACTTCCATTATTGGCATAAGAACAGCACCTGCTAGTCTTATGTTACCTTGCTTTACAACTTTACCATCATATATTGCATTATTAAATTTTATTATTTCTTCTCTGTCGTATTTAAGCAAAGATCTGTTAGGGTCTAAACCCCTTGCACCTTGCATACTTGCAACTTTCATTGTGCGATGAAATAAATTTATTTTATTTTCATTAGATATTGTTAAGTCTTGAATATCCCTTGATTGTAAAAAACTTTGCATAGCATATTTAAAATCTTTTTTAGGATGTAATCGTGCAACTATAGGCACTGCTGCTTGTTCTTCTTGAGAATAACTGTATCCTATTCCAGATTTATCACCATTAGTTCCTGTAGGTACGACTGCATAAGTTTGGAACTTCTCTTTATTTCCTGTAGAGTCCTCTGTCGATTTTTGTGATGCAACACTGTCAACATCTTCTACAATTTTATTAGGTTCGCCAATAGGCATCCCTAGTACCTTTTTAATTTGGTTTATACCATCAAATACTGCACCTTTATTGTAGTAAGAATCACGAGGGTACTTTTGAGTTGTTTCTTTAGGATCAAACTCACCATAGTACATCTTATGATAACCATCGTTAAACGTTACTGTTGCACCATTTATTATACTCTTCATATTAGCTTTTACTGCATCAGGTGCTGCTTTCAATCTTGCTAACTCTGACTCATTTAAACCTGTTGAACCTCCTATTTGTTGTAAGAGAGAAAAAGCATTTTGAGGACTAGCTTTAGTTTGATATTCACTAGGGTAGTTAAATGCGTTACTACCCTCACCTATCATAGTTCCAAATTCTTCAACCTTTTCTATTCTTTCATACAAAGACGGAACATTGTATATTGGAGCTTTACCTTGAGATATATATGATTGATTTATTCCAAACATATCCATAGCAGTTAACATGCCTGATTTTGTTTTTAATCTAACAGGTTTTATATTCCCTGCTGCAACGTCTTTTAGATATTGTTTTTGAGTTGCAAAACTAGCATCCAAATTCTTTTTTATAAGCTCTCTACCAAAAGCTCTGTCCTCTTTTGCTAACTCTTGTTTTTTAAGAGTAGCTTTTTCAGCTTGTTCTCTATCAAACTCAGCCTGATTTCGCATTATCTCGGTGCTTTCATTAAGGAAGCCAGTCGCTAATGATACTAAAAAACTCATTTCTTACCTCCCT